GAATGGCCCCATCGCCCCACCGCTTGCGCGGATTTCCGATGGGGGAGCAGTAGAAGTTGTCCGAAGATCACAAATAACGTTTCAGGAAACCTACAGGCCGCTACTCCTGTGTTTTCACGGAACTTGGCTACGCTTTCGCTTGACCGAAGAACGGCGGTGGACTTCATATTTCAACATACTTACCCGAGTTCAAGACGTTGACCTTACTTAGTAGTTTCGGCAATGGGCCCGAGGTTACCCTTGCTCATTCGTTTAGACATCCTTACTGCTATCTTCGCACGCGACTATTGATAGACCTGGGGAGCTCCGTTTGAGCGCAGATATGGGAAATTCCATTGACTAGCTACCTTCCGGGTTGTCACGGAGGTATGTTGACCTACACCACTGGCGTCGTGTGTGATCTTGGGCTTACCCTTCGCAAAGACGCATCTTTGACCGCGGAGTTGCGGGGGCTACGAGGAGAGTTCGGACATTAATCGAGTAACATGGCGGCGCGAGCGCCCCCTGGGCCAGCGAACAGTCCACCAAGCGCCGAGATGGCAGCCCGCTTAAGGTAAGCGGAGGCCATCCCGACGCCACGTAGGAAGACTGTTTCGGCGGTGGAGGTGACTACAGCGGCCGCTTTGGTGGCGACGTTGTTAGCTGTTGGTGGTTTGATCATCAATTGCGCGGTTGCGTCAGAGTCGTCGATGACGATTTCCCAGTTTTCGAAGATCTCAACATTGAGTGCGCCTGCAGAGGCAGGCCCACCGCTGATGGCAATGACGTACGAATCCCAGCCGAAACCGGAATAAACTGTAACGCCACCTGCACCTGCGGGGAGAATCCCAGATGGAGATACGTAGAATTGGGAATTGGTGTTGGCACGTTTGCCGACAATTGCCACCTCACTACAATCCTGCAGTGGAACATTGGCAATGACGTCGGCATTCATGGTCGAAACATCAAGTGAAAGCATCGACGCGCCGACCTGGGAAGCGAGCCCCCTGATCATGACCACACCGGACGAGGATAGCGGTGTTGAGATGTGGTTGATCTTGAAACCCCAAGAAACCAATCGAACGTTAGTTGCTGCTGTGATGACGGGTCTGGCGCCGAAAGCGTTCCCGAACGTTAAAGTCGGAAACGTACCGCCAGAGCTAGGGAGAGCCCAACCGTTCAAGAAGTTAGGGGTGAGGAGGTACGCGGCCTGGCCGCTTGCGCTGGTGCTAATGGTGAACATTGTACGAAGTGGGTAAGACAATGAACGAACACCATTTGCATCAGGGTACCGACCTTGGCGAGCATGCTCGCAGAAGGGGTCGGTGAGTGAACAAACCAGAGGGACATGCGTTGCGGCACGTGGTTGACGCGTCAATTTGGGAGGCGGTGACACGATTAGTCTCTGTTGTTGTGTTGGGGGTGGTTGTTTTGCGCGCGATTTAGCGGATCGCGAGCGAACTTTGGCTAGTGAGGCTTTGGGCGACATTTTGCCAGTTAGAGGGCTACTATGTTGGCGTGCTCGAGTTCGAGGACCCAACCTTGGACATCTAACTCGTTAACGACCCTCATGTTCGATTGATTCAGCGTAGTTCCGTCGAACCGTTGCTCAAGACGGATTTGCTCGCTAGGCGAGACGCCGAACGCCTGGGAGAAACTCAACCGGGCTTCGATGGTGATGGGTTGTGGCTTGATGTCGTCGATCGACATACCGAGCGCTCGCAGCTCCTTCTTTGCAGTATGCAATAAGTTGCTGTGGACATTCTCGAGACGGATCCCCTCCTCTGGACAGTTGCGCATTAGCATTACTGCAAACGACTGCAACACAGGCACACCTAGATTTAGCGCTAGTTCGCATGCGCCGATGGCGCGCAACGTGCGGGCACGGTACTTTGGGTCTTCCCAATGCCGGCAACCGCTCATACTTCGTGAGACAACACGGGTCCAAGATCGCACAAACTTGTACCGCTGAGGGGCGTATTCGATGACCTTAGATTGACAAAACTCAATCTGGTGGATGTTATCCGCCACTGACTCGATCTTCATCGTCAGCCCGAATCTAACCATATCCGGTACGGCAGCAACAACCTTGTCCAAATCACGACGCTCGATGATGACCACACTGTCGTCACCATCATCAATGATGTCCCACTTCTGGAGCGCACAACTTACGAGGAAAGCGTAGAGGACGATGAGCATGAGCACGCAGTTGCCAACTGCAGTGTTCATGTCTCCACTCATTCGTCGTCCTTGCACCACGTACTTCAGACCCTTATTACTCACACCCACATTAATGAGTTGCTTGCTCAATAGCCAAGCAAAATACGGATCTGGATTAAACCACAAATACACCTGGTGTTCTAAGCGTAAGAACTCGCGGGAAACGTGCTTGTCCCAACGGGACGCATCTAAGCCGATCAGGACGGGATCCATGAAGTGACTCATCTTTTCGACTAGCAAGGTGGCTCGGGCTGCAGAATTCAAGCCCTTGACAATGTTCCGGCTGTGGGGTACTCCTCTACCCATAAAGGCGATCTGATAAATCTTCATCTCTATGGGGTGTAGGAACTGGGCCAGCGCAACACAGAACTTGGCTCCCCTGTACTGTATAGCACGGGGATCCGGATTGACCTTGCTTAATGGGTCAAACTTCTCCTTCTTGATGAACATCTTCACCCAGAAGTCTTTCTCCGCCAAACCTGCTGATAGCAAGTCTTGCACCGCACGCTCATATCTCTGACGTTTCAACCCGGAATAGCGCTTGGGCATGTCCGCGGGGTTGTCAGCTGCTGTAGGTGTAGCGTGGTGTTTGATCTCGAGGGCCGCTCGTCTCAGCTCCTCCATTCCCTCTGGGGTCGGTTTAGGCGTCCGACCAGCAATGCGACCAACTAGAGACCGTAGTTGATTACAGGAACAATCGCAATGCATCTGACACGCGTATAAACCCTCTGACATGAAGGTCACAACACGCACCAGCCTGGGCTTGTGGTCATTTACGGTTGCGGTGGGCATGCGTAGTATTCGGCATCCTACGTCAAGTGTCAAGTCGTGTGTGGGACCAACACACACTCCTCCCACCGAAACCGGAGCGACCTAAGCGCTCATGGAACCCGACGCCGTGTGACCATTCGCCACCTTGGTCGCAAGTCGGATCCCACTAAACACGGTGGGCATACCCCAGAAGCCATACCTCGCTTCTTCCACTTTGGTATACGCCATCGCTACTGTGGTAGCTGCAGTGACCTGATCGGACAATGTAATCGCCGACCAACCTGGCCTGTTCGCCTTAACCCAAGATTTTCCTGCATCCTGCATAGTATGCGTGAGATGCTGGTCCCTAGGTCTGCCAACGCCAGATTGGAACACATGTGATAGCAATTCAACATCGATCCCGAAATCCGCTGAAGTCTTCTGGATGTGGTCGGCGACGGAGGGCAACTCGACGTCAATACCCCACAAGGTGCGCTTGAGCAAGTGGTAGCCGATTAGCAGCAACTCGATACCAGCCCAAAAGGAGAAGTACACCGAGGTCCTAAGCGCAGTCGCCCAAGCCATCTCTCTTGGGTCCAACTTCCACGAGTACTCCACCTCACACGAAAAACCCATGTGCGAGGTGTAAGCTCGGTTGCGCTTAGTATTCTCGAATTCCACCATCCATGGTTCATCTAGGGATAGATAAGTGTACGCAAAGGCGAACGCTATGGTGGCGATGGTAGTGATGACGACACAACTTGCTTGTTGGCCACGTTGGGCGGCATCGCGGATGTAAAACCACATCACGGCGACAAATACCCACCCAGCCGTGTTTAGCGCAGCTGTGCGTAAGTTTGACACATCGCATTCGAGAACCTCCTTCTTTTGTGCTAGCGGATGATAATGCCACCAGATGGGGCGAAACCAAATTGCTATCTCAAGCACGATACAGATGACCCAGATGATCACTGCAAACAGACGTAGTGGCACATGTGATGAGCGCAACGTAACCTTGGTTGCGCGTGGTGGTGGTGTCACTATGGGAGACGTCCGTATCACGTCGTCCGCAAGCCCTGCGGTCCCCTGGCTAGGGGGTGCGACAACATTGGCAGGTTCGACGCTTTGCACTGGTTGCTGCGCGGGTGGTACTTGGCCAGCTGGCGATGCTGGGGTAGCCTCCTCTGGTAAAGGGGCTCGTGGTACCACTTGCACAACAGCAGGCGAGGCCGCTACATTGGACCGACGGGTCCTTGTGCGTCGACTGGTGTTGTCGGTGCGCCCTACGACTGGACGCGTTGCCTCTCCCAGAGGCGCCGGTGCTGGGGCACCGGCCATCGGTTGGTTCGTGGCAACCGGGGCAGCGTTCACCTGCGCTGCTGGGGACTGAGTAGTAGCGGCTACTTCCCCGAACTGTCCGTTTTGCATCTGCATGGCCG